CGCCAACTTTAATGAACTGGTCAGGACAGACATTTACTAATGCAACTGGTTCCGATTGGGAAGGGGGAAAAGCCTACCAACAGTATGATATTGTTTATACAGGGGTGAGCAGTAATAAATTAAACAATTTTTACTACTGTGCTACGGGTCACACATCAAGCCTAGCGAATAGCCCCACAGGCGCATCAACAGTTTGGTCGCAAGCGTTTTTCTTTGAGCCTGACATAAGCCAAAACGCATCTGTTGATCTAAAAAGCGACCAGTTGGACTACAAGAACTCTTTTATTCAAAGATTCAACACAAACACAAATATTGCTACTTTTCCAATAGAGTATCAATTCACGAATATAAGCGACCATCAGTTAAAAGCGATGTTGCACTTTTTAGAAAACAAGGCTGGCTATCGTAGGTTTAGACACCAGATACCAAGCGTTTATAATAGACCAAAAGTTTACTATTGTCCGCAGTGGACTCACACATGGAAATATTATAACTCAAACGATCTAAGTGTTTCTTTTGTTGAAGATCCACTAGGTGTAATTCCAACAGGGACATAAAAATGGCTAGAGACGTATTAAAAACAAATAGCACTATTGTTGGGGTCGCTAACACTTTACATCAAGGAGACACGGCTTTCCAAACTAGTAATGTGGATATGAATTTGTATAATTTCGTGCAATCAAATTCCTTTTCTGTCAATTTGCCGCATCAGCAATTAAAACAGGTTGGGTCACAGGGTTTAGTTGGGGATGCGTTAATGGTTCAACCTGATATTGCGCTTGAGGTTGTTTATATGCCCGAGCCAAATTTATTAAACGAGCAGATTACTTTTTTCGTACAGGGCAACAATCCATCGCAACTCGCGCCATCTGTTTTGTCGGGTAAGCTTGAGGCAAATACTAACTTTTATTTTTTGAATGATCCTGAGCCAAGCGAAGACGCTTTGGACGATATCGTTATTGACGGTTCAACTTTGAATTTGAGTGGATTCGAATGTGTAGCTTTCGGAAATTGTTATTTAACGAACTACTCACTAAATTACGCTGTTGGCACGTTACCCGTTGTCTCCACCTCCATGATTTGTTCTAACATGAAGTTTGAGCAGATAACGGGAAGTGATTTGGAATCCGTTGCAATTAACTTAGATAGTGGAAATAACAATCAAGTGGGCAGGCAGGAGCTTAACTTTGATCAAGGCATAAAGACTCCATCGCTCTTGAATCCAGCAAGCGCTGGAAGCATTGCCAGTATGCAAAATTTACAAGTAGGTGGACAACCTTTAGGCGGCGTACACTGTCTTCAGTCTGTTAGTCTGGATATGGCCTTGAATCGCACATCAAACTACGGCTTAGGGAACAATTACGCATATAACAGAAAGGCTTCGTTACCTGCCCAAGGGTCAGTTTCAGTTTCATCCTTGGTCTCGGGATTTGATTATGGCGCAAATTCACTCACTGGATTTATTAGCGGGGTAATAAACAATGAGTCGGGTTACAACTTTGACTTTAGCCTTAGTGGAACTGGCGGATGGATTGGGTATAGCGTTGAGAACGCAAAACTAAATTCCTACTCGTACTCTACTGTCGTCAATGACGTAATGACGTTTGATGCGGATTTCACTTTTGAGGTGACCGAGACAACTGGTTTAAGGATCAGCGGATACACCACTTAATCATAATCGATTTTAACATTCTTACTCTCGTAGCCTTTTTCTCTTATTTCTGCGGGATGCTTGGCCCCATTCCTGTCCTTTGAATACTTGTCGTAATACGCTTGTTTAACGGGGTCTACGCCATCTCTCTTCGCGGCTCTTTTCTGACTAAGCTCTTTTGACATGTCCATCATGTCACCCATGCTTCCCTTTTTATTTGCGGTGGCATCTATAAAGTGGCGATTATTAAACGGATCTATTTCGCTATCCACTGAGGCATTAGGGGCAAGAAAAACCCTATCCCATTTAATGCCATCTTTTTCATAGACATGCTCGTCATTCATGCCTTGAAAGACTTCTTCGTATTCTTCTCTGTCTGGGTGCTTGTAAACGTAAATAGGCATAATCCATTATAAAAAAAAGAGAGGGTATTTCTACCCCCTCTTTTAGTATGTCGCTTCTCACACGGGAGACTCACCACATTAAGCAGTAGTGACAGCGGTTACCTAGACCGCCAATCCCAAAGCGTCACTTGATCTGTATTTCCCTACCCTCGGAAACGGTCCTCTTGGGCAGTGTCAATTTCAAAAGCCCGTACTTTAAGTCGGCTGTGATGTGGTCTACAGAAACAAGGTTATTTAAATACAGTTTAAATTCCTTTTCTCGGTCCTTGTTTTTTGCTGCCACTGTCAAAATGTCATCAGCGACATTGATCACCATATCTTTCTTGGAGAACCCTGGAAGCTCAATCTCTGAGGTATAAACATCTCCCGATTCTTTAATCCGAGACCTCTTGTTTGGAGTGATCCTATGAATGTCGTTAAACAGTGTATTAATTAGTGTGTTCATATTTTATTATAAATAAAATTATATTAAATTCAATTTTAGAAGATCTTTGATAAAATTGCATCTAGCGTTTTACCATAGGTAAACTGCTCAGCAAGCTCCCGACCTTTGATGTTTACTTCTGTTGCCTTTTCTTCGGCCTTGGACATTGCTTCTAACGCATCTTCTTCCTTCCAAGTGTAAAAAGTCCCCTGATTGAAGTCGGCATCTTTACTAAAGAAGACTCCATCTACGACAGACATTTCTCCTGATGGCTCTACTAGTATAGAATTTTCTGCGGTAGCCCAATCTTTATGAGATGTGGCGTTTAAAACGATACTCCATTTACCTAAGCAAGAAGCGTTGAATGCGGGTAGATTCCAACCCTCTCCTCCTGACAGGCCAGTAAGGTCGATGTCAATTGCATTTAGTAGCTCATTAACTTCTGAATTTTTTTCTAAGTGCGGTAAAAAGTTTATATTCTTATAGTGTTGTCCGCCCAAAGCATTCGAAATAACCCCCTTCATTTGCTCTTCGTTGAAGAATGGATTAGTAACGCAACAGGTAAGTTGATACTTTGTATCGTTACCATACTTTGCTGCCCAAGTTTTAATAATTTTTGCTGTGTGCTTCCTATGTTCGAACTTGCCCATTAGGCCAAAATGAACCGTATCCTTTAGATACGGCTTATTGGTTGGGCCAAAGTCTTCATCAAGGCCAAGTGGTGCAAAATCTGCATTATCAACCCCAGCATTCTTAAAATGATTAACTGCTTCAGACGAGGAAAAGAAAGTTGCATCTTGCGCCTTGGCAAGGGCTACTTCTATTTTTGTTGGTCGATTGCACTCATAAAATGTCAATAAATATTGACGCTTATTTTTTCGGTTTTCGCTACCATTGAGATGCCATATTTTCAAACATGGTATTTCTTGCTTAAGGAAATCGTATCGCTTATCTATTGCACCTTGCAAGTAAGCCTTAAACTCCTCAGAGGGTTGATAGGCACCAAGATCGGGATTGCCGATTGGAAAGATGCCTATATCAACCCCCTTTTTTTGGAGTTCTCGGATAATGTTATAACTAACATTACCCAAGCTTAAGCGATTTAGTGGAGCTTCAACCAGAAGTTTCATTAAAAGGGAACTTCTTCTGCTGTTGCGTTTGCGGGTTGTGCTTCCGCGTCATCAGACTTCTTTGAATTGTTTAAGAACTGAAGGTCTTTGCCTCGAATGTGGTATTTGCTAAAGTTCTTGCCTTCTTTCTCCCATGAGGACATGCACAGTTCGCCTTGAACAATAAACTCCCTGCCCTTTGTCAGGTATTGCTCAGCTATTTCGGCGGTTTTATCCCAGTATTCAACATCAATAAAACACTTAGTTTTAGCGTTGCTTGAAGAGATGCCAACGCGAAGGTTAGCAACCTTTTTACCAGTCGGGGTTGTTCTAACCTCGGGATCTTTAACCAAGTATGCGGCTGCTGTAATAGAATTATACATATTTTGTTTGTAATTTAATTTTGTTTATGAAGCGATTATGGATGTTAATACAACCTTGGATGCTCATATCTAGCTTTTCAGCAATTATCCTCCAAGGTGTGAGCTTATTATGAGGGCCATTATACCTCATGTCAATAATTTTTTTAACCCTTTCGTCTTTTTCTTTTTTCAGGTATTTTTTAAACAAAGAAAAAGCCTCTTCTTTATTGATTTGTGGAATAAAACTATCACAAGATGGCTCTAAGTAATTTTCCGAATCATCAATGAAAAACTCTTTCGTTCTGCTTTTCTTGTTCAGAAGATTCAAGCACTTCCATTTTGTTTGGTTTGCTAAATGCGTAGAGAACTTAGTTTTCCGCATGGGATCGTAGCTCATGGCGGAAGAGTAAATTGTGGAATCCTTATCCTCAGCTAGTTCACATTTTTCTAGCTGGTTTTGAGGGTGAGACATAAAATGATTCACCATGGTATGGTAAATACCCGAATGCCTATTGATCAATTCAAGGAGGCTACTTTCATCGTTTTCCTCCTTGATTCTGTTTATGAGGGTCAAGTCGCTTTGCACAGAACCCATCTTACCATAATTTTCTCCTTTTTCCATTAAAAAACACAAATATTCTGATATATATATTATAATATAATTATAATACGTCTTCGTAACAGATTAACGTATTACTTTATCTATTACGTTATAGGTTAAGAAGCGTTTTTTGAACCGTTTCACGGTATTATACCGTCCAGATTCCACTTGTCAAATTATTTTTTTGGGAAAATTTTCAGTTGACTATTGCCATCAAACCGCCCAGAGTGTAAAACTGTCTTAGTATGATTTTTGAAGAACAATTAGCAAGGAAGCCCGATCATTATCCATGGGCGCAGGATTTTATCGAAGCAATGCACAACGGATTCTGGACCGATAAAGAATTCAGTTTTAGCAGTGACATTCAGGACTTTAACGTCAATCTGAGTGACGATGAAAGAGAGATGATCATACGAACCCTTTCGGCAATAGGGCAAATCGAAGTCGCAGTAAAAAAATTCTGGAGCAAGCTTGGCGATAACCTTCCTCACCCCAGTTTAACTGATTTGGGGTATGTCATGGCAAACACTGAGGTTATTCACAATAACGCTTACGAGCGCCTATTAACCATTCTGGGGCTAGAGGATATTTTTGAAGAGAACCTTAAGCTAGACTTCATTGAAGGCCGTGTGCGCTACCTCAGGAAGTATAATCACAAGTTCTACAAGGACTCCAAGAAGCAGTATGTCTATGCTCTTATTTTGTTTACTCTTTTTGTCGAAAACGTATCTCTTTTTAGCCAATTCTATGTAATCAATTGGTTTAATCGATACCGCAACGTTTTGAAAGATACGGGTCAGCAGGTAAAATACACGCGCAACGAAGAAAATATTCACGCGCTGGCTGGCATAAAAATCATAAACACGATCCGTGATGAACACCCAGAGCTTTTCGATGAGGAGTTAGAGCAAAGAGTTGCGGCTGAATCTCAAGCAGCCTTTGTGGCAGAGGGGAATATCGTCGATTGGATGGTAAACGGATTTAACGAAAAAGGACTAAATGCAAACATCTTGAAAGAGTTCATTAAGAATAGGATAAATGACTCTCTTGAAAAAATAGGCTTCGCATCAGCGTTTGATGTTGACACTTCCTTGCTGGAAGATACAATGTGGTTCGAGGAGGAATTAATGGGCAATAATGCTACAGATTTTTTCCATTCTCGCCCAGTGGAATACTCTAAAAATTCTCAAACATTTGACGCGGAAGACCTTTTTTAATGAAGAAATATAAGTGGCTCAATAAAGACGCTCGGGACTTTTTAAAAAGGGGTTATCTACAAAAAGGCGAATCTGCCGAGGAGCGGGGCGCTGCTATTGCCAAGGCGGCAGAAAAATATCTTGGATTTGAATTTGCTGAGAAGTTTGAGGAATATCTTTCTCGCGGCTTTTATTCTCTAGCCAGCCCAGTTTGGGCTAATTTTGGAAGGGAAAGAGGTCTGCCTGTTTCCTGTAATGGTGTTTTTATTGAGGACAGAATGGACGCTATTCTAGATAAGCAGGCTGAAGTCGGGATGCAAACAAAGCATGGCGCGGGAACTTCCGCTTACTTTGGGGATTTGCGTGG